ATAATCCGTAACTGTACGGGAACTGCAATACCTCTTTGAATAGGTCATACCACGCTTTCCCTTTTCGTATGCGTCGGCTTCTTCTTCCGTAAGTCCGTCGCGTTCATCGTCGCATACTGCGTCATCATCATCTATGCACGCCCAATCATCATCTATGCACGCCCAATCATCATCAATACAGGCGAAGTCGTCATCACGACAAGCAAAGTCATCGTCTATGCACGCCCAATCGTCAAATTCGTATTTTGTCATAGCCGTTTAATTATCTCCACTGATAATCTTTGCAACACTCATTTCAAGCGGGTGCTTTGACTTGATACGATTTGTTATCCCATATCCTTTTGCTATGTATGCCTTAACCGACTTGTTCTCATCAGCGTTTAAAACCACAACATCATCTCTGCCCGTCATTACTACATATTTGTTCATTTGAAAATATTCCTTTCACCGTTATTTTCTGCTTTGCGTGTCCTCTGCACTCCTTGGCGAATGCGTTAATCATCGGAAATACTTCTCTGTGAAAATATTCTTCCGTTTTCTCATTCTCTGTTTTTGGTTTTCTTTTTAGCATTTTTTATGTCCCTTTCTGCCAATTTCCAACTTATGATTAGTCCGATACTGAAACTAATCAGTGCAATTCCTATTGTGTTCATTAGTTTACCTCTCTTTATCCTGTGAGCTTGTCCCATCATCGGAGCATTAAGCTCCTTTTTCTTTGTTTGCTTGAATAGCATTGTACTCGTCAATCATCTCCTGCGACGGCTCAACCGTTACATCACCGTACCCAAGCATATGATACATATTTTCTATATGAGGTTTCCAATGCTGAAAACGCTCATAAGCAGGTCTGTCTTGCCAACTTCCTACCACTTCAACATGTACTTTAGGTTGCTTTCTCGGCTTTCTTGCCTTTTTGGTCTTTTCCGCCTCCATGATTTCCACCTCCTGCTTTAATCTATGTATTTCATTTTTTGTCCTATTACTTTGTACTAAGCGATCTGCTCCTGTTCCATTATCGGAAGTATACCCTCGCTCTTTAACAATGCATAAATAAACAATCTGCCTTTTTGTGTCCAATATGTATTTACTTTAGAATGTTGCTTGCCGTCATTTCCGTTTACAGTATGCGTCTTTGTACTTGTGTAGCCTTTTTCAGCATATTCCTTATACAACAGCCATATCCCTCCTTGCTTAAACTGTATCTGGTGTTCTTTTAAGAAATTGTTTAACCATTTTGCCGACTTACCGTAATCCTTTGCTATGACAGTGACTGATAATAAATCGGGACAATTTAAAACTAAATCATAATATGACGCCTTTGGTTGAAGTTCCATAATCTGCTGTTCTTGAACTTTAACAGTGGTGTTTAGTTTCTTATTTTTCTCTCGCTCCAATTTTAATGCCGTAAACGCCTGTATAGCCAAATCGGGATTTTCCAATAGTTCTTCGGTCGCATACATTCCTGTTTTGCGTATAGCCGGTAATACATCAGCCGTAACCCAATGCTTAAACTTCTTCGCATTCGGCATTTTGCTTGATAAGATAAGACTGTACAAACCCGATTCATTGATACATACCGGATTTTGTTCTCTACCGATGGAGTCACGAATCGTTACCCCATCCGTTTTGTCATCTTCATCAACATGGTCCGCTAAAGCTTTGCGAGGATTGCTATACCCAAGTATTCCCGCCACATCCTTACCGACAAACATAATCTCTCCGTTTACTGTTGTTGTTCTTACAGAGCCGAACTCTGCATTTTCAAATACCTTTAATTCTTCCATAATTTAAATTTTCCTTTCTTATACATGTCGATTGTATTTTTTAACCATTTGTGCTATAATCATCTCGGAAGGAGGTGATTATAATGATAATTGTAAAAACACTTAACGAATTCCTGTCATTTATAGATATGGCAAAGCAACAAAATATTTCTTATTCAATAATAGGCTCTGAAAAAGAAGGGTTTGAAGGAGTTCTTAGTTCAGATAAAAGAAATAATAAGTTTTATGGTAAATATGTCCTGCTTTGTCCATCATTCAAAGTTTTTGTTTCTGTAAAATCTCCTCTTGATGAAAAGCACACAATTACAAATATTTCATCATCATTTGGTTTTACTGAATTTGAACATATTTCATTAAAAGACGGAATTTTATACTGCAATAATTAAATTTTAGGAGGATAGTCTAAAGAAGATTATCCTTCTATTTTATTCAATAATTCCAAACATTTTATTTTGATTTCAAGGTCTTCCGTTGCAGTATATATACTCATAATCTCTGTAACTAAAAATGACCTTTTTTGTTCAAAATAAAGCTTTATATACTCATCTTTCTTAAATTTCATAATTCCCACCTACTTTCTTATATTACCTACGTCGATTTTTGTTCTTGCGTAAATAACCATATTGTGCTAAAATGTAATAAATATAGACAACGCCGAGCCAAACCCACTACGGGGAGGTGTAACGACTGGACACGGAGCAACCTTTCCCACAGGTTGAAGGCACAGTCTGAACTCATAGGCGACTATGAGAGTTATGCAGAAATGACATAACCACGATTTTTTTCGGAGTAACAACTTGGACTGCTATGAAAAATTCCATGAATATTGTTTCAGCAACAGCAGGCCTCGCTAAAATCGCCAAAGAGCATAATGCAAGCAAGCTTGCTGATGATTATAGAATAAGCTTAGGCTTTGATTACGACAAGCAAAAAGCTGATAAGGCAAGAATATTGGGTTGCACAACTTCTTCATGCAACTCTTTAATCAACGTAACTAAAACACTTAATAATTCAAAGGCGGTGAATCATTCGCCCTGCTATACGGTAACGTATAGTTTGCACTCCGTAAATTCGGTGAAACTCTATATTTATTTTTCTTCAAGCACATAGTCTTTGCTGTGTGCTTGTTTTTTTATGCTGATTTTTGTTCAGAGCTTTGAACAATGTTGGCAAAAAAAAATTCACCAATTTCGGAAGTTTGAATTTCCAACAGTTCACAAGCTTTATCAATTTCGTTTTGTTTCCATTCTCTTTTGTTGTTTAATTTTAATGATATACTGCGTGGTGACATATTCATCGCCTCCGCAAATCTTTCTTGCGTCTTGAACTTTTCTTTAATTCTTCCCGACAACTTTGCGTACTTAAATGACATATTTATTTACCCCCTTTCTATTTA